ATGTAAAAAGACCTGAGCACAATCCTCACCTAAAAATGTTTCTCTCCAATGTTCTAATTCACATCCTCTATAGACCAGCATATCTCCTGGTTTTAAATTAACTTTAATACCTTTGTCATTACTAGGTGAATAATTTTGAACTTTATGAATACCTTTTTTAGGTTCGTAAACATTGCCTGCTTTTGGATTTGGATTTAAATATATTGGCCATTCATCACCACCTAAATTCATTGTCGTAGAAATTTCACAACTAAATCTATCTTTGTGTCTTTTTAATACATCTCCTTTTTTATAGATACGAGCATAAGAATAAGTAGGGTTTAATTTAAGACCTGTTGTTTTTTCCATTTTTGGTTGAACGGCAAGTAACAATGTTTCCATAGCTATGTCAGCATAGTGTGAATAGGTGTTTGGAACTTGATTGTCACTCCACACTCCATATTCTGTTGTAAATGGTGAGATATATCTTGTGTCAAAAAATGTTTGAGCAACTTGTCTTTTTATTAAAAAATAATTGTATATAAAGTTTGCAACCTTAGGGTCAATTGCCTCTTTAATTACTAAAAAATGTTTCTTCTTAAAAGTTGATTTCATATTATTATCCTTCATTATATATAATTATTTAAAAGGTCTTCCTAGATTCCATATTACTAAAGAATATCTAGTACCTTTTGTTACTGGTGCAACTCTATGCCATACAAAACTTGGAAATACAATAATAGAGCCACGAGGACGAATTTCTGTACACTCTTTAATTTTTGCCTTTTTGTTTTTTTCCCAATCTACTTGATTTCTAAAATCAAACTCTAAATTACCACCAACATACTCATCTGGTTCAGTTAAAGAAATTGTAACAGATAACTTTCTTATCTTACCGTGTGAGTTTAAATCATCTGGTTTATTATAAGGATCATCCCAACTATCACAATGCCAACCATAATATTGACCAACTCCATATTTTGTAAATTGACAGGATTCTGACCAATCCCATTCAAAGTTCCAACCTGCTTTTTCATTTGCTTCGTGTATAAAAGGATGAATTTCTTTATAAATCCATTTATCATTCATCCAAACAATATCAGATTTTCTTTTTTTCTGCATATTGTTAAAGTCTTTTTTAGACATTTTACCATCTTTTCTATCATAGCCACCAGTAACGGCCATTTTAGTTTGATGTCTTTTGCCATAATCTAAAATATCGTCACATATTCTAGGCGTTAAAGCTGATTGAAAATAATAGTAATAATTTTTTAAATTCATATTATAAAACCTCAGTCAATTTCAATTTATTTAAATCAATTGAAAATGCAAAGACAAATTGACCAAAAAGTCTTTGTTTTCATTTTTTGTAATATATCTATTTAGGTGTGATGAAAATAATATAAATTGATTTTCTCTTAAAGGAATTTTCCATCTTCTATGTTTGTTTCTTCCATCATCATATTCAAAAACAATATAAGATTGTTCTTTTCCAGTTGCGACAGTATATATACAATCTATATCTGGTGAATCCGATAAATGGTGGTCTTTAACATTATTATGTGTATTTACAACTTCACCTGTCTGTTGAACAATGCCTCTAATACAATCTATTGGCGTGGGTACTAATGTTCGGCCGTGTTCACTCTTATAGTGGTCTGAAACATATTCATTAAACCATTGAATATGTTGATGATAAGGTACCTTAACATAATCTTTCATGTACCAATATTGATTATCTTCATATCTATTTTTAGATGTGAAGTTTGATAAAATATGGTTTTTAATTAACCCATAATTTAATTTAGATATTTTATTTACCTTTTCTATAGAAAAAAAGGATTCAGTAAGTGTGTGTTTACGAAACATAATAACCTCATATAACTAATAATTTAAGTTTAATTAAACCCAAGCTGATCCATTCCAACTATAAACTGTTTTTGGATTATTAGTATCATTTGTTTTGTCTGCTTTCCAACCAGTATTATTATCAGATTGATATGCTTCTTCGTCCCACCAAATTTGATATGACCAAACATTTGGATCCACACCATCATCTATGATTGAAGGATAAGAAATAGGAGCTTCCCAAGAAGCAGTTGCTATATTTTTATTCCAACTTGCGTGTGGTTGTTTAGCCCAAAATATTTGATTATCTTCATCCCAAGTCCAACCTATACCTGGATAGTTACCTCTGAATGGAGTTCCGCCCAATAAATGTTGATTAGCTTTTGTATTGTAAGAACATTGAATCCACATAGGTGCAGGCCATCCAAATATATGTTCTAAATATTGTTGTCCTACTGTTTCATCTTCTATATTGTCAGCGTTTAACATTCTATCGTCATCCACTCCGTGAACAGCGATTACTTTACCGTTAATGCCTAGTTTAGCAAAATGTGCCATTGTAATAGTCTCCTTTTTAAATGAATAACCTAATTCTCTTTTTAGAGTAGAGTATTCAAATAATTATTGTTATTACTATTTATAAAAGTTGTCTTGTAAAAAATCATATAAAGAGGGTGTATCTTTAACACAATTTTTCCATACATTTTTCTTATGTTCTAAATTATCAACAGATTTTTTAAAAAAGTTATTCCAATAATTTAAATCATTATTTTTTGAATACTTTATTAAACTATCTAAATCATCTGGTGCCCAATTCATACCGGCAGCGATACAATGAAATCCACTATTTTTTTCGTGGTAATAATTGTTATTTCTGTTAACCATAACTTTTAAAATACCGTGCGTTAAAGTAGGCATTCTTTCAGTTACCTCTCTACTCCATTCTTTATTTAAGTTGGCTTTCCAATATTCAGTATCATTTCTATGTGATAGAGCATAATGAAGTGCCACAAATTCAGCAAAGTTTTGAAATATTTGACGACAAGTAAATGTAAAATTATCTCTATCCCATTGTGATATATTTTCTCTTTTTAGATTTCTAACCAATTCTATTAAAAATTCGTGTACAGAAAATAAACCATTACTTTCTAATGGTTCAATAAATCCAGCAGACAAACCTATGGCAACTACATTTTTTACCCATAATCTTTTATGTATGCCTACTCTCATTTTAATATTTTTATAATCAGATTTATTTTTAGGTGCTTTTTTACCTAAATGTTTTTGAAACTGTTTAAGTGCCGTTTCATCATCAACAAATTTGTCAGAATAAACATAGCCTGTACCTATTCTACTCCATAATGGAATATTCCAAACCCATCCATTTTCAATAGCAGTACAATTTGTATAGGGTTGTAATTCTTTCTTTTTATTTTTATAAGGTATTTTTGTTGCCCAAGCTTTGTTATTTGGAAGTAAATCTTCAAAAGATATAAATTCTTCTTTTAATGTATCACCTAATAACAATGATTTAAAACCTGTACAATCAATATACAAGTCTGCTTTATGTTTTTTATTTAAAGACTTAATACCATTTTCGTCTTGTTCAATAGATTTTATATCTTCTTTTATATGATTAACACCTCTAGGTAAACAATAATGGTCTCTTAACCATAATCCAAATTTTGTAGCATCAAAATGAAAAGCTGTGTCTTTATAAAATTCAAAGGGTATTTTATTATCTCTATTGAAAAAACATTTGTTTTCATTTACAAGTGCCATTTGTGGATAGATACAATCAGCATAATCGGAATTAGGAGTTTTAGGATATAATATTTTTTTAAACCACCAATCATTTAATTCTGCTTGATTGTTGTCAATATTAGGTAATCCAAATGGGTAATGAAAAGCCTCTCCTTTTTTATAAAAGTCTGTAAATTTAATAGACAATTTATAACTAGCATCTGTGTGAGGCATAAATTCTTCATCTTTAATACCCAATAAAGCAGTCCAACCTCTAATTTGTCCTAGTGTGCTTTCACCAACACCTACTGTAGGTATATTAGGACTTTCTATAACAGTAATTTTTTTTGTTGGAAAACACTTTATAAGTGTTGCAGCTGTCATCCATCCTGCACTACCACCACCTACAATAAATATTTCTCTACACATAATTAAAATTTATATTAACTCTTTCTTTCGTGTCTGTTTGTGTAGTAGCGTAGTGTTCTAAGCTACCATCAAAAATTATACATTGATTTTGCATATCTTTAATTTTTTTATTACCTATAGTTAAAAATCCATTAGTTGTACTTAAAGAATATAAAGCTACCTTATGTTTATAATCTTGGTCAGTATGCTTTTCGTGTTTAATTTTTTTATTTTGAAATAAATAAAAGTTGCCTTTTATTCTTGTAAATTCATTTACATTTTCTAAACTTTTAATTTTATTTACTATGGGATTAATTATACTATAAAAACTGCTGACTTTATTTTTATCATATAAAAAATTATGTGTAAAAAACAATTCATTCTTTTTTTCTTTTTGAGTGCCAATAGTTATTGGATTATAGTACCAAGGAAAAGTATAACTGTCTATTAAAATATATTTAAGGTGTTCAAAGTCTTTTTTAGATAAAAAATTTTCAATTACTTTCATTTTATTATTTCACTATTAACAACATAATTTAAATAAGTTCTTAAAATAGGAACTTTAGGAGATTTACCTCCGTGTAATATATTTGATTTGTAAATAACAGCTCTATTTGGTTTATATTCTATACTTTTATCACCGACTATAGTTTCTCCACCCCATTCTTTTTTCCAAATTGGATTTAAATAATACAGAATTGTATAATGATTGTTTTCAATACTATCTTTATGTAAAGCATCATCTTGCATTGGTGCTTTAGCCCCTATATGTATTCTTATAATATCGTCTGTTAAAAATTTTGATTTTTCTTTTATAAATTGATAAACGAATGCTGATAAAACTTGTGATGATGTTTGAGTGTTAGTGTTATCATTTTTATCCCATAAAACTCTACCAGGAATATTATAATGGCCTTCTTGCGAAGTCATATTTAATTTCCAAATAGGTTCATTTATAAAAAATTGGTGTAAAAAATCAAAAGAATTTTTAGGCAATACATTATCTAATACTTTTATCATAATAATCCATAATATTTATAAGAATTTCAATTATTGAAATTTGTATCTTAAAACTACAATACCTTGTCCGCCTGTAGCATTAGCAGCACCGGCGCCACCACCTGTATTTGCTGTTCCATTATTACCAGAACCGATCGCATCAGTAGAAGCAGCTCCACCTCCAGCACCTCCAGGTCGGACACCGCCTGGATTACCTGAACTTTGACCTGCACCGCCACCGCCGTACCATCTTCCGGGTGCTGGTCCAGAAGTTCCGTAACTACTAGGAGCAATATTTGTAGGCACACCATCGCCGCCGGCACCACCTGAACTGCTTGGGTTTACTGGACCACCTGGAGCCCCTGCTCCACCGCCACCACCTTCAATATCAGGACCTGTTGAAGTTGAACCTGGATTTCCTTGAGGAGGACTAACGGGTGGGGAATTTCCAGTACCAAAAGATGCTCCTGCTTTTGCACCTCCACCTGATCCTCCAGGTAAACCAACATGATATTCAGGTG